GGGTTGGCAATTGCCAACCCTCTTTTTTTGATGTAATATGAATTAGGCAAACATAAATGTGTCGTCGGCGTAGCCGCTTTGCTCAACGAGATTTCCATACTTTTGATAGGTGAGGCAGTCAAAGCAGTCCCCAAAATGTGTAGCCCCTTCTTGGGGTACATCTTGTTCCTCGCTTCGCTTATCCTTCTTGAAATCAGGCGTTAATGGTGTGGCTTGTATAGATATGATAGCGTTCTTACACTTCTGTTGGTTGAAGGTAATACGAGGTGTTGACGAAGACCCCCTCAGTAGGGCATTGATAGTCAGGTGTTTCAATTGGTGCAATGGGTCTAAATGCCTATCCACCATCAGCATCACTTGAAAGCCTGCTTGTGTCAATTGTTTTTCAATTTGTTGATAGAAGGTGAGAGCGCTCCCTGCACTTGCATTGTTACCATTCCTATCACCCCAAACCATGACGTATGATTTATGAGAGTAACGGTAATAATCTATAAATTTTTGCACAGCCCGCGTAATAACGTCTTTATGTAATTCTAATTTAGGGTCATAATGTATAGCTGCATTTGCATCTTTCTTATCATAAAACTCATTGATAAATCTAAATTCCCATCCCTTTTCTTTATGCTCCTGTCCTACGAGCATAGAGGTAAATTTAGCGTTAAAGTCCATACTAATCTCTAATGGCTTATGTTGGTCATAGTCTGCATCTCCAAGCACCTCTACACCCCCATCAATATCTTTGTAGTGATACCATTCAGGATAGGTGTGCTTGGTTTCATCAAACTCGTCATAAAAACAATTGGGCAACTTCGTAATACGATAGTTCATTACCTCTACTTGATATGTTAGTAATGGCAATGACTTTTCAAGTCGTTTAAGGTACGGCTCTCCTAACACATGGACGTTATCCCATGCCGTCGCACTGATATAAAAATACTCTTTTGGGAAGGCTTTAGCCAATTTCTCCATGTCGGGAAACCACATACCAGAGGGAAGCCAGGGCATTGAGCCTGTATAACAAATCGAATGATGACGCGGTGAGTTGAATCGGTAAATATTACCTCGTACTGAGGGGCGTATTTCCTTATCAAATCTGTCTTTAGGTAGCAATTGAGCTTCGTCAATAATCATCCAGTCATAATTACCGCCTCGATTGACATTCTTTCTATCGAAAGAAATCAATTCGATACAGCTACCGTTCCGAAATGAAATGACATTATTATAAACTTTTGGTGCTTGGTAAGGTCGCTCCCAATGTGCAGGGGGCATTTTACCTATCACAAAATGCCCTTCTTTATAGTCAGTATGCTCAAAAATGCCTAAATTCTCCCACATATCAACGACTGGTGGAAGGAATTTTGTTAGTATTTGGTTATAGGTAAGCCCAAGAAATGCCCCTTTACTACGTGGCATCTCAACCACGTTAATTGCACTCAACACCCCGTTTGATGTTGATTTTGCAGCCCCTCGACCACCGCAAAAGGCTTTGTCCTTTTGTGTGGCTTTGATGTACTCATACTGCTTGGGGTTAAGATATACTGCCTTTCGGCTTTTTTTTAGGGTCATTCTATTGAAAATTCGGGCAATTCAATTGGGGATTCTTGGGTTAATACTGAGGGGTCAGTGCTGAACACAAATTGCATATTCATTTGCAAATTATTGTTCGTTGTGCCTTCATCACGTCCATACAAGCCGTTCAGCTTGCAAATGGTGTCCCATACGCGTTCAGCCATTTCGAGGTTTTTTACAGACCTTGCTTGGTTGTATATCTGCATGAGATTCTCCGTAGCAATATGCCGTAAGCCGTCTTTACTTGCTTTTGTCACATCGCCAAATAGTTCCATCGAATCACGTAGGATTTTATAAGCATTCGATTTACTCATGCCATCGCGTTCCATGATGAATTTTACAGCCTGTTCTTTTGAGTAACCAGAGCATAGTAGCCCGTTGGCTTTTTCTAAGTTTTGGAGCGTTTCTTCAAGCGATTTTGGCAACTTCCTACCCTCTAAATAGTGCGCTTTTAGTTTATCCATGCGCGTCATTTCACGGGCTTGGGGCTTAGGCAAATTGCTTTTCAATGTCTTTAAGTTTCGCATCAATCTTGGCTATTTTATTCTCTAATGGGATTCTATTGGGGTGTTTTTCGGGAAATGGTTTCATCTTGGCAATTGCTTTTGATTTGCGTTCCCGAAGTGATTTTTGAAATTTTAACAAAGCAACAGGGTCAGTTGGTAGAGGTGTATCAAGGTCACTTATTTTTTCGTCAACAATCGGTGCATCAGGCATTTTACCATTCTTTTTAAAATGGTATTCGGCGTTGTCAATCTCAATAATTTGATTCCGAATGTCTATCATTTCTGTCATTTTGGCTTTTCTGCCTTCATTGTCCGTTGCTTCCAAATTGTGCATCGAATTGTGAATAATGGCTTTTTTATTCGTCAAATAACCTCTTAAAACTATCATATCTTCCAGTTCTTTTGGAAAAGAAGATATTTCGATATTTTCAATGCTTAAACCTCTTGTCGGCGGTTTTATAGGCGTTTCAAGAAGGATTTTAGCTCCATTATTGAACTTAATAACTTGTTTTTGCTCGACAATCGGCACAACAGCATCAGCTATTTTGGACAACTCATAAACCAATTTTTCAACATTAAAAGCATTTTCTTTGAATAGAAAAGTACTCAATAATCGGCTATTTTTGCCAAATTGAGCATACAATTTAACCCCCTCACTATAAACCCGTTCTGATGTCAACCAAGCCTTAATTGTATCCATTTTCAACGATTTGTTCAAGCGTTAAAGACCCGTTAAGATGTTCAAAATCAATCGTTTGACTTTGTTGCGCCATATAATGGTAAAATCGTTGAATAGACACTTCAACATATCTTGGGTCTAATTCCATCCCATAACAAACACGTCCTGTACGCTCCGAAGCAATCAACGTTGTGCCGCTTCCTAAAAATAGGTCTAATATCAAATCTTTATGATTTGAACAGTCTAAAATAGCATCAGCTACCAAGTCAAGTGGTTTTACGGTTGGATGTAATTTCGATTCGCCTTTATTGATATTGGAAAAACTTGTAACAATTGGATAGTCCCAAACATTCGTTCTATATCGCCCATATTGCCCCAATTCAAAATTATTGATGTGCTTACCTTGCCCCTTTTTGAAAACAAACACAAACTCATGTTTACTTCTGTAAAAAGTCCCCATTCCTGCATTGTCTTTGTTCCAAACGCATAATTGTTTAAACGCATAATTAGGCATTTTTGAAGCCGACAATAGTTCTTGAATATGTCGCCAGTCCATGCAAATAAAGTGAATCGCCCCATCTTCGGAATGTTCTATTAAATTCGTAATTATTACACTCAAAAAGTCTGTAAATTCACTTTCTAACATTTCGCCACTTGCTTCTACAAATTCACCATGTATTTGCTTGATACCTGTCGTTTGTTTACGGTTTTTATTTATTGTTTTATCGAAAACTGAACTACTCCCAATACTTGAAATTTTAACATTATACGGAGGGTCAGTAAACACCATTTTAGCCAATTGTCCTTGCATCAATGCTGTAACATCGCTGCCACTTTTAGCATCGCCACACATCAAAATATGGTGTCCCAACTTGAAAATATCACCCCGTTTGACCAATGGTGTTGATGCACTGAGGGGTATGTCGTTTTCTTCGTCAACCATTACAGGCGTTGCAAAACCTTTTAGTTTTGTCGCTTCTAAACCCCAATTTTCAAGGTCTGACAATGCAAATTCTGTGGAGAGCATCTCCACGTTCCAAGAACCAGTATTAGCATTACTTCGGATATTGTATTCGTCAAACTCCTTTTGGGTCAGCTTGCGATTAGGTACGCGGACATCAATTACATCTTCACCACGCCCTAATTTTAATAAGATTTTTACCCGTTGATGCCCTGCAATTAACTTATTGTCAGTATCAATAACAGGAATTTCGGCAAGCGAAAACTTAGAAAGGGATTCGGTAAGGTCAATCTCTTGTTGGGGTGTGAGAAAACGTGGATTTTTCTCATAAGGAATAAGGTCAATAACCTTTCGTTGTTCAGTGTGGAAATGCAATTTTTCAGTTTGCATCTCAAAGTTTTTATCACGCATAGAAATAATTTTTGGGAAACCTTGATTTGGCAAACTACACAACCTACACGCCCTACAAAACTATAATTATTTGATTATCAAATAATTAGGAAATTTAAAAAATAAGCATTTTGTAGGCTTGTAGGTTTTAAAAAGCAGTATGGGGCTGAACTTCAATAGCTTTTGACGATTTTGTACATTATTAAGTCTCGCTATATCCATTCAGCCCACTTGTTGTTGTTATATCTTAATAAATTTCAAATAAAATACCTTATCGCCTATCTTAACAACGGCTATGTAAAGCCCATTTGATAAAGCAGAAACATTTATCCATTTGTCTTTTGAACGTATCAAAACCTTACCTTGAATATCTACAATACTAACCTCTAATGCCTCAATAGTTGTAATATAAAATTCATCTATACAAGGGTTTGGATAGATAAATACATCACCTATACTGAGGGGGTCAACAGAAGTAATACCACAGTCAGTATCAAACTCGCAATTGAATTCTCTATTAAATGTTTGGGCAGTGAGCAACGTATTAAAGAGAATTAAGAATAGGAATAAGGTAAAATATTTCATTTTATGAAAAATTACAAAGGTTTTAAGGTTTTTGAAAAACACCCCGCGAACCCGTCAAGCGATAAAAAGCTTTCTGGGGTAGATTTGGGTCATTGTCGGCTGCTTGGTCATCAGCATAAGTAAATGAACTAAGGTCATATATAAACGCACCTGATGCGCTGATATAGATTCTGTTCATGATGGAAAGTTGATTGTGTGATGTGGGGTCTAACACTTGCGCATCATTACCAATTGTTATATTATAGTTCCCTGACGTAATATAACGCCCTGCACTATAACCAATCGCGGTGTTGTTCGAGCCTGTAACACTTTGCAGTGACATTCTACCAACTGCAGTATTGTTACTCCCCAAACTTCCAGCAGTATGCCCAAGATACGTATTCGACGAACCAATCCCCGCTACTGAATAGGCAGACATAGAACCAAGAAATGTGTTATATGCGCCCCCTGTATAGCCTGCTGCTGACAGGTAGCCAATTGCAACATTATGCGCCCCTCCAATACAATTTCCTAATGCACTGAATCCTACTGCTGTATTATTAGTTCCCAAATTTTTCCAAAGCGAATATGACCCTACGGCTGTATTATAATTGCTTGTTGTATTATACAACAATGCCTGATTACCGATAGCAACGTTATCAGAACCCGTTGAATTACTCATAAGTGCTTGATAACCAGATGCAGTATTATACATACCCGTCGAATTACCCGCTATGGACTGATAACCTGTTGCCGTATTATTACCACCTGTAGAATTACCATAAAGAGACCTCCAACCAGTTGCAACATTATAGTTTCCTGTTGAATTCGCATACATTGATTGATATCCATAAGCTGTATTGTTAAACCCTACAGTATTGTTTAGCAATGAATAGTAGCCCGAAGCTGTATTGCTATTACCAGTTGTATTTTTGTTAAGCGCAGCAGCGCCCGTAGCAGTATTATATAAGCCAGTAGTAACATAATACAAAGCATCTACACCACTTTTTACGTTAGTCGTTCCTACCATGTGAAACGTACTATCGCCTCCAGAAGCTAAAACAGGTTTATTCGTTAAATCTAAATAACTTCCTGTTCGCCCCGCTGCACTGACCTTTGCCATTGAATCTCTAAGTTGTGTAAGTGAAGACTTAGAGAAAACAGCCGCTGTTAATCCTGACACAGTACTATTCGTAGCGTCAATATCTGTTTGATTTGCTTTTGAAGCCATAGCAGATTTCAAAACAAATACGCTGTCTGCCAATCCATTTTTAGTCGCATACGTCGCATCAGCATTGATTTTATTGGCTTCAATCATATCTACAATCGGCAATGTTGCTGCACGGAGGTCAGCCGTGCCAAATGATTTGTCCATTGGGCGTGTCCGAAAACGGTAGTTAATCGTATCGCGCAATTGTTGTGGGGTTTGTGCTGACAAATCGACGATAAAAAGCCCAAACAGGGCGAAAAACATAAACTTTTTCATCTTTATTAAGGATTATTTTGTTAACCAATTTAAGAAATTCTTATGGGTAAGTTTCATCACGTCACCCATGAGCGTAGGAATCAGCGTGTTTTTTTCACAATACCACACCCGATTGTACCAAGTCCGTTCTCGATTCCGAAGGGTACGCCCTGCCCCTAATACAGCTCGACTGTGGGCGTTTGTGTGCGTCGGTACGTGTCCACTACGCTGCATATCCAATACCCGTCCATAGCTGTTAAAACTCAATTGCATCTCGCAAGTGGCGTTATTGACCGCGCCAAATACTTTTGCTCTAAGCGATTGTTGCAATTTTCCCGTATCTACCAAGCCCTCTGCCATCATTGCCGATAATAACTTTTGTTCTAATTGCCGCGTCCATTGCTCTACAATCTCCGTGACGTAACTATTGAAATCATCTGCTTGCATGAAGTTTTTTTTATTTAGAAGGTGTTAAAATCGTTGGTACTTTCACTTTGCCCCCCTCAGTATAATGTACCCCCTCAGTATTTTGGGAAATTATAACTGTATTTGGTTCACTTTCTACAATTTCAAGGTCTTTGCAGCCCTCTCTAATCAAGTGTTCAGCGTCCCAAATAGTTACTTTTTCAAGGTCGTATTGCTTACCGTAAAAATCACTTACGACCCCTTTTTTTAAAACTTTTACCGTTTTCATACGCAAAGAATGTGTTAAAAAAAGTAGCCAAAAGCCTTACAAATTTTGGCTACTTTTTTATTTACGAAATAAGCCCTACTGCCCTGTCTGAAATTCATCACCAAACTGGTTATCAAACTCCGCAGGGCTTACGTAAAATTTAGGGCATTCATTTGTGCAATGATGCCTGTAAAACCATCAACAATGGTGTCAATACGCACACGCTCCGTTGCAATTTCAGTTTTGTTATTGGCAATAAGTTCCACAATTGGGTCATCCACAAAAGTCACGCTTGTAATGGCATTATCTGTTACGTTAAAAACCAAGCTGTCCAAGTTGTTCAACTTTTGGGTAGAGCCGTTTGGCATTGTAACCTCCAACTCACGGCTAACATTAACAGCTTTCAACAATAATTGAGCATGATAAGGACCATCGTTCCATGCGCCTACTATGATTGGACCAAAAGCAGCCGTAAAGAACGCGTCAAACGTCATCGTTTCAACGTTGTTTGAGCTTTCGATAATGACCAAACCAAAGTCTTTTGCGCCTTGTGCAAACGCATTTTTAGCCGTTTGTAAAACCTGATTAGTTGCTGTCGTGATTTGACCACTGATTTGATTCATTAACGCTGTAAGCGTTATACCACCTAACTGGTCAGCATTTGCAGCCGTTGAACCGATGCCTAATTTGCCCCCAAGTGATGTAAAAACCGAATCACCCAACGATTTAATTTTGAGGTCTGCATCTGCCTCTACTTCATTGACAATTGCCAAACGTGCAGGGGCTGAAAGCGTTGTTGCAACAACCTCTTCTGCTTTTTGCCAATAACGGGCATCCGATTGACTTTTAGAAAAGCTCCATGCTTTGACTGATGCCCACAAACGCAACATTGCCGCTTCAATAACAAAATAAAATGCTTGAAATAATGCACTCATGTGTGAATAAAATTTTTAAGATTAAAAATAAAAAGAAATTAATAAGAAAGTAAAACCTCATTGTTGACTTTGTTCAACAGCCAACGTTTGTAAAACTCAATATCCTCTTCTAACGATGTTCCACCGAGCGTAACCGTCGTGTTGGTCGTCGAATTCTTTGTTGTGGTATTGAGCGTAACCCCTGTGCCTCCCGTATCAAATTCGTCAGAGAATTCGTCAGAGAACTCACCACCGTAATCTATATTGGTCGCAGGGGTTAAATAAAATTTCTGTCCGCAATATCGTCGTAAGCGAATGGATAGTAAGGTGGAAAAATAGCCGCCGAGCAACTCAATTCAAAGGCATAGCCCCGCATATCGTTCGAGCCGTATTTACCTGATTTGCCCTCTGCTTTTTTCAACCGAAGCGGCGCTGCCAATGTTCCAAATAAACGGACATCGCCATTTGCAAACCGAACCAAAGCCAAGAAACGACCGCCAACCATTTGTTGAACACGTGCCACCAAAACCGATTTTTGACCCGCCACCGAGAACAAAAGTTGTTGCATGATGTGATTCGCATCTACATCACCTGCCAAACTGTCGTGCGCCTCTGCCGTCTCCTCAGTAAACTGAATCGCATAACCTTTTTTAGTAGCAACAAGAGAAATAGCAACAGTAATGGTTTGTGTATCGGCGTTCATCGTGCCAACACTTAGCACATCGAGTCGATTTAAAAGGATAATTTCCGTAACGCCCTGTGGATTCGTGCCACAAGACTTTGGCAATGTACCTGTCAAATTACACATTAGAATAAAATTAAAAGGGTTTGAAAATAACCATTTTTGAGCCTTACGAGAAAGGGAAGGCTCAAAAACAGTTCGTTTTTTTAGGCTTGGTTATTCACGACCAAACATTTCTCTTTGACATAGCCAAACTCAACACCTATGCGGTAATCAACCATAATGTCAATGGTATAGTGTTGAACCAATATCCGTGGAGTTGCCATATCTTGTAAGTTCTTGACGCCAATTTTATAGTTTTTGGCTTCGGTCACAATAACCCGGTTGCTGCCTACTAAACCGATTTCGGGAACGATTTTACACATTGAGCCGTCAAGCGTTTCTGACATGTCTTTGGCCATGCCACCGTAGTTCGTATTGCCCCCAAATTCACCACGATAAGCGCGTCGATATTTTTGGAACAAATCGGGATTAACACGCATAACCGTTGGTTTCATCTTTAAGACAGAGTTCAAATTGTCGTAAATCATTTCAAATTTGTCAATCACATTCGTTTGTCCGATAACACCCGTATCTACAAGGTTCTCATTTTCTGCCGACAATTCACCCAATGCAATTTCATTCTCAATGATTTTCAAATAACCTGGCATGAGTGTCGTGCCACGATACAAGTGTTTGAAACGAAATTCCTCTTTGATTTTGTCCACGACTGCCGTCATGATGAAGGCTTCTAATGGGAATTCTTCGGGGTTCATTTTAAAGGACAGCAAATGTGCCATCCATGATTGAAAATATTTGTAAGGATCAATTCGGAGGTGTGTCGCCAAATGCTTCACCTTCAACATGCGGGCATCTATTTCAAAAGCATCATCAGTTGGCGTAAATGTGGTACTACCCGCTTTGATTATGTCATTGATTTTCATGCTTGGCAATGGTACTTCATCATTGACATCAGCCAACACGTCATATTCATTAACATAATCTTCGGTCAATAAGGCGCGACGGAATAATTCTACCTTATTCTCGCGGCAATGGTCCCCAAGTTTGACTCCAAGCTCTTCAATATTAATTGAGTCAGTCATTAGTTAGATAATTTTTAGAATTAACAATTATTGATTACTTATTTTTACCAATCTTCGCCTTAGCTGCTTTCACCCATGAAGATTCCTCCTCTGGTTTCCCTAATTTAGCATCGCCTTTAGGCAAAATCTTTAAAGGCGTGTCGGCGGGTTTATCTTCAAGTTCGTTTATGCGGCTTAATAGGCTTTTTATGTCTGCTTTCATCGCCGCAAATTCAGCAGCTACCGTCTTTTTATAGGCTGATAATTCGGGCTTTTCGTCTTCATTTTCGGGTGCATCGCCCCCCTCAGTATGTTCCTCCTTGACTTCCTTTTCTTCGGTTGTGTCGGCTTCGTTTTCGGCTGTAGCATCTACACCCGTTCCCGTTTCAAGGGCATTGTAACGGCTCAAAAACTCGGACAGTTTGTGTGGATTGGCAGTAAGGAATTTGGCAATTTTAGGGTTTGTATCCAAAAATTCCGTAGCAATAACAGCGAATTTGTCCTTATTAAAACTCTTTGATGAAAATAAGCCGTTGGGATTTGCGGCGGGTTCATCTACCATATCACAGCCCCACAATTCACCCATCTCAATATAATACTTCGAGTAACCATTTTCATCAAGTTCTAATTCATAATTTACCGTGCCTTTGTCTTGATTATCCGAATGGTCAGAAGTTGATATATTCTCACCATTGGTTTTCTTATAGAAATAGCCTTTAGAAGTAAAAACAATGCTTGTACCGAATGCCTCGGGGTCACTCGCAGCAAGGCTTAAAATGTAGTTTTGTAAATCACCATTTGGCGTATGCTTTGCCGATTCATCAAAATATAAATCTGCAAATACTTGTATGCCTTCGGTTCTAAAATTGTGAAAACGACCTACGAATGTGCCAAAAGATTCACCCGACATGGCAGGGTGTCCAAAACGGGCTTTTAATCCAGCTTTGTTTTTATTGCCCAATTTCGTTACATCGTCAATAAATTGACTGTCCAACCAACAGCCGTGACCCAACGCCTCCCCTTCTGTGCAGACTGAAACGCCATAAATACAGCCATTTTCCTTATCTACTTCTTGCCGAAAATCTTGCTTTTTGCCCGTCGCACGAAAGGCACGTGTGGCTTTCAATTGGCGTTCAAAGCCTTCTCGTTGCTGCTTTTCTAAGTCTAATTCTTTGATTTTGACCATAATAAAATTAGGATTGTGATTAAAAACATTAGCCATTACTAATAAGTAGTACAAAAGTGAGGCATAAAAACACCCTACAAAATGAAAGAACTGCCCTACCCAAAAACCACAAAAAAAAATGGCTACATCTTGCGACATAGCCATTCTCAAACTCATAACCTTTAAACTTTTATCTAAACTCAAAACTCATGTCTTACCATTAAAAAGCCCTTTTCTAAACTGCCAATTCCTAAGCGCGCAATCCCTTGCATAATCATCTTCGTCAATGTCGTAGAGCCTATAAAAATCATCAATCGCTGCCGTTGCCGTGCCACCTTTTCGCATTTGAGCGACGATGTGTTGAAACAACATCATTTGTACCACACCTTCAAAATAACCGCCCAATTCAAAGACTTTATACAAGCCATAACGGTTATAGAAACGGGCAACTCTATAATTAAACTCAACTTTAATACCCCTCAGTACGGGTGCAGGAAAATCTAATTCTTCTTGAAGTACATCGCCAATCAAATTGAAAAGAGCCTTACCTGTCACCGTATTGTGATGCGCTTTCACCACATCGCCATACAGACAGGTAAGGACTTTATAAACGTGCAATTTGACAGGAACTTCAACAATCCGAAGCGTTGTAGGCTTCGCTTTTTCTGTTGTTATGGGCATAATCTGTCTGTCTTTAAAAAAATGTAACTATTTCAAAATAAACTTAAAAGAGTGCTTTTAAAGTAACTACAACAAATATACCGTTTTTAATATTGTTTTTATTAAAATTCGTAATAAAATAGTATTTGAACCTATAAAAAAAAGCCTTCGCATTTCTGCAAAGGCTCTACCGAAAACAGCATTAATTCATTTATGAACTAACTTTATTTTAAGAAAAATTCGGGCATTTCGCACCGTTCAAATTCAATCACCCAAACAAACGGGTCTAAAACCCATGAAAACTCCCCATTAATGGACTTCCAAAGCGATTTGAAAGAAATTTTAGGCGAAAAAGTAACACCATTTGAGAAATAATCTTTGTACAAACCATCTTCATCAAACTCAATTTCAACACCCTCTGCCAGTGCATCAGTATCCGTGATAGTACATAGCTTTTGGACGCGAATATTCACAATTTTTAACCACAAACGGCATTCAGATTTAGGCATAAAAAGCGATGGTTGCCACTTCATTTTAAATTCCTCAAACCCCCTCAGTAAATCCTCATCAAAACCAGCTTTGTAAACAGTAGGTGAGTAATCCTTATTTTGAAAAGTCTCACGTACCCAAAGCACATCTCCAACCTTCCCGTAAGGACATTCCACCTTTTTTTCCTTACCATACGGGACCAAATAGGGCTTATCAAAGAATGTAAAAGGTGGTGTTTTATGGTTATTCTGCCTATCAAAATACCACCTTTCATCAATTTTACTGACTGATTCAAGCCCTTTTGTACGCCGTGTTTGGGTCTTATTGCCCAACAAAATTTGTTTAACCATCGGCGTATTAAACAAAATAGGGCGTGTTTGATAACACATTTTATTAATTTTAAAGGTGAATTAAAACAAACTTGTTTGCGTCTCAACGGGCTTTTTAGCCTCAGAGATGTAATTATCAATCATCCGTTCAAGCCGTTTAGATTCTTCTAAATCCGCATTTTGACGGTTACGAAAATACCGCTTTTGGGCATTCCGCATTTTTTCAACAAGGTTTACAAAGTCTTGCAAACCAATGACAGCATTATTATCTAATACCATTTTAAACGATTTTTAAAAAATAAATTAAATTGTTTCCACAGCCTTTTTTACGGCAAAACAACGGACAGGAAACTGATTATTAAACCTTGCGGCAATATAATCTAAGTGTCCATTCAGCACATTGCCTTTGGTATCAATAAAGATAAGGCTTTCATTTTTGGGCAATTTGTCAAGCCCTTTTTTGGTAATTGCCAAATCAATAAAGGAATCGAATTGAGCAATGAATTTAGTATTGATAATAAATTCCATTTTTAAAATGATTTTTAAAAGTGATTAATTGAGGGGATAATTGAATACCCCCTCAGTATTTTTAAATTATTTATTCCTAATCAAATCCCCATTTGGAGCAAGTTTATAACCCTTCGGAATAATGTCAGGTTTATAAGTATCAGCAGGATTTTTATTAGTAGTTTGCCGCTTTTGAACATTTTTAATACCCTTTTTCAACACTGCAGATGCTGATTTTTTACGCCTTGCCGTTGTTCTTTTAATGCTACGGCTAATAAAAAAACAATAAAAAAAACACAAAAAAGCGGTGATTGGTATGCCTAAGGCAATAACTGTGTGATTCAATTCCATATTTAATTAGCCAGTTTTAAGATGAAATCAATCATATCAAGCGTTGACATTTTGTCAAAATAATAGCAGATGCCCAAGAACAAACCGCCCCAAATTAAGACATTTAATGCAATTCTAACAAACGTACTTTGCTTTTTAAGCCAAATCCGATAGCAGATAAAAACATTCAAGCCAAGCAAGATTTTAGCTGTTTTAGGCGTCATAGAATCCAAAGTAACAAAGCTGGGCAATTCCAAATAAGCGTAATAAATTGCCATAAAAACACCAATAATCGCCACTGCTTTCATCACATTATCAAAAAACAGTTGGGAATTGGTGCGTGTGATTTTTTTAGTATTAAACATTTTATTAAATAATTTTAAGCGAATTAGACGGATTTAAAAGGTATCTAAAATCCTATTAAATCCTTAAAAATCCATCTAATCCTGATTCTAAAATATTTGTCAACCCCAATTAAACAACCTAAAACGCTGAGAAACGGGCGTCGGCGGTGTCAAATCTTGATTGAAATAAATGCTTTTGAAGTGGCTAAAATCGCCCACTTGTTTCAATTGCCGATTCATAAAACCTTCTGTCACCTTCTTTTTGTAGGCTTCTACCCGCGTCAAATATTCCGCAGGTGTTTCAACGGCTGCCTTGTGTCTTGGGTCTCGATAGTACAATTCATGTACATCGTTTTCAATATTCAAAAGCGTATTACCTGACTGCACTAATAAGTCACGTACCATCCGCGCTTGTGTATCTACTTGCAATTTGCGGTCGGGGTCCTGTATGATGAATATCGGCATTTTATAGTCCGCATATTCCGAAAGCCTATCAATAGCCAATTCTTTAGCGGCTAATTGCGCCTTCAATTTGTCAAATTCCGTCACCGATACTGAGGGGGTGCTGTTGATGGTTGGCATAGACAAAACCATTTTAGGTTTTTCCATCTTACTACCAAACCGCTTTCTGATAAAGGCTTGCTCTTTGTCAGGTACAAGTTCATCCTGTCCGAGTGAAGCCAAGTCTTTCGCTTCTGGTTCTTCCCGCCGTGCTCGGTTATACACGGAGCGCAGTGTATCAAAGCTGTACGTTAACTCTTTAGCGAGTTGATTAAATGTTATAGCCATTTTCGATAAAAGTTTTATAAGTGAAAGGTTTTAATACCTTTGCGGTTCAGTGAATAAAAATAGTTAGAAATAACTGTTATTATTTATCATAACTGCCCTCGATGCCACCAGCGTCGGGGGCTTTTTTTGTTTTAGCCTCCCTGCTTTTTCCGTTGCGCCGATTGGTAGGTGCTAAGGATAAAAAAAGCGGCAAAGAGGAATAAGTACAACATCATTTTGCGGCGTATTTTTCAAGGTCAGCGAGGTAATTAAACTCATTGCGCTTCATCAATTCTGTGAACCGTTTTCGCGTTGTAAGCGGCATTTTTTCCTGCAGTTGGTGAATAATAATCATCTCGCACAAATCATCCCAAATGGGGGTTAAAACGCCTTTAAAGTTACTGAATAAGACCACCATTTGTTGGTCAGTCAAGCCGTCAACACTGACGATAGCTTGGGAAAGTTCTGTGTGCAATTCTTTTTTTGCCATGAGAAAATTGTAATTTTAATAAATGATTAGAATAATGATTCAATGAACACATGTTAACTTTTATAATGTCAAAAGACATAAAAAGCCTTAAATTTCAAAAATTTAGGTTAATTAATTGATTATCAACGAGTTAATCTATAAAAGTTTTTGCATATACAAGTATATCGCAAAAAAACAAAAAACACAAAAACGCATTATAAAAGTTAACATGTATTGATAACAAATTGATTATCAAATAGTTACGTTATCAAAGTACTTGCATATACAAGCAAATAAAAATAGACAAAAAAAACGTAGAATCTTATTTAACTTATTGATTATCAAATAATTACAATTTTTTATTTTTATTTTTTTCGTTTATTTTTTTTTACAGCGTATATATGTTTTAGCGTCCTACACATCCTACAATTCTACATAGATTCTACACGTCCTACATAAATCCTACAAATTCTACAAAAAAAACGACAACATTGTAGGATAAATAATTGATAATTAATACTTTATATTTTTTGTAGGACGTGTAGGACGTGTAGGACGTAAAAATTGAACCCCTGTAAAAAAAAATAAAAAAGTAAAAAAGTAAAAATGCAATTTATTGATTATCAACGTTTTGAGTATCATTCTTAACCTTTGGTCTAAAATCGGTTAAATCCATGCTGTGTAGTTTTATCATCTTAGGTTGTAGGAAAACGAACGCATTTGTAGGATTAGGCAGCTTTTCAAATCTACGTGATTTGTCGCTCTCCGCTTCTGAAAACGCGCCGTCAGCCTTCAAATAACGGACTAAAGTGCCTTTGTCCAATGCCTTTTGTCCTTGTCTGCGTGAATAATCTCGGTACAAAGGGAACATTGTTGCCAATCGAATCATAACCAAACCATCCGTATAAACCAATTTGCCCTTAATTTCCTGTGAAACAATATCCTTAAATTGAATGTCCACCCCCTCAGTAATCATGTGGTTTTGCCACAGAAAAGCGACCATTTCCCAAAACTGTTGCACCTCGTTTGATGTCCGCATCATCGCCGATTGTTGTGGTATCAGCTTCTCTGAAATCTTAATCATATCTACATGCGAAAAGGGGATATTCAATTGTTTTTCCAAAAGCCAAACCATTGTGACCATAACCGAAAAGTTATTTATTTGCCTTTCAATCACATCTGTCCCCGTGAAAACTGTTCTAAACATTTCGGCTACTTCATCGAATTTGTCTTTAAATTCGGTGGTAATTGTTTCTTTGAAATTCAAAACCTCATGCGTCACATCGGTCAAACCATCGTTTTGCATCCGTTTCAATATGTTGTATTCCTTAATTTCAGTCTGTGAATACTGTGTTTGTTGAAACTCCAAAAGCGATACACGGCTAAATAAAGCGGGTTCAGCGTTCGGCATCTCTTGACCTGATAGAATTGCGGCGCTTCTAATTTGGCTCGTAGTCGTTTTGTTAGAATTATCTTTAACACCACGCTCGTAACCAACTCCGTCCCAAATGTTTTTCAGTGATTCAATTTTCTTCTCACCGATGTCGTTTTTATATTCATCAAACCAAACAATGGTATTTCTGAACTGTGAGAGCTTTCGCATGAAAGCCACAACTGTTGATGCGCCCCCCAACATAAGTGGGTCTTGGGCTTCACCAAACAGGCACATCAACGATTTGACCATCTCTGACTTTCCAGAGCCGCGCTGCCCGAACAAAAACAGCATCGGCGTAAAATTTACTTTCGCTTGAATGATGTCCCGAAATATCGAAACCAAGTAAAAAGCAATAGCCACCCGCCCGTTATTGCCATAAACTTTAATAAATTGTTTCGCCCATTTATTAAAGTTCATGGCTTCATTTTGCTTGTATTGGAACTTTCTATAATTTCTCAAATCGTCATCGTCCACGCTCGTTGTTGAGCCGAATACGGGAATAAAATAATGTTCCCCCTTCCATTCTACCATACCATGTTCGTCAATCTCTGTAAATGCTGCCCCATCATACACCCCATTTGCCCAAGCCCAAAACCCGTCTTTATGTGCGCCAAGCGTTGAAATTTCTTTCGATGCTTTTTCCAAGTTGTACAACTTGTTTTTGATTCGGCTCAAATCGCTGTCTTTGCCTTCAAAAAGAAAATTGCCAACGGATTCAATTCGTGCTTTAAATTTTGCGGTCGAAATCAAATCTTCAATTGAAAAATCAATAACCACCGTTTTTTTATGCACATTCGTAATTTCCACAATGCGTTTAGGATTGACACCGACAATCAAAAAGCGCACTTTCATTGTAAAATTGGACACTTTTTCGTAACTGTCCTCTTTTTTTGCCATGTAATAGCATTGTTTATGCTCGTAGAACCCATATTCAATAACATTGTCCACATCTACACCTCTTGGTAAAAGTGAGCGTAGGTAATATCGTCTGTCTTGTTTTTCAAAGTAGTTTAGTTCATCGTCTATATCTTCATCAATTTGTGTACTTGCCGTTGTTTCTTTTGCTGTATCTGTCTGTCTATTCGGTAAACTCTCTGTAAATGCTTTTGTAATAGCCTCCGTTTCAGCTTGCGCGATGTCAGGAAAAACCCCGTCTTTAATCGCATCTGCAAGGTCATACCCGCTTTCATCCTCTGGAAACAAATCAAGCCCTGTGTATTTGATATTCCATTGAATCAATCTTTTTTCAATATGTGGAATTTTGCAAGTCGAACATTTAAGCGGTGTTTTACAGTCTTCTAATTTCTTCAAAGAGCATGTAGAGCGCCCTGCAATATCCGCATCCCGAAGGTTGTAAACCTCCCTTCCCACCAAACTTCCCGTCTTTTCATCGGTCAGCCCTGCATTAGAACCGCAAGCCACCCAATCATAATCGGGATAAAAAAAGGAGGCAATAACTGCCGTTTTTTCGCTTTCAACAATACAGACACGCCGCAAATAGTCGCTTGTAAATTCCTGTTCTATATCGTCAATTCCCATATTCTTTATAATGGGAAAATCCGTTCTTAGCAGGTGTTCGCCAAACAAGCTGACTACATAACGCCCCTCTTTTGGGGATTTCATGTAATACGCATCGCGTTCTTTGCTTCGGCTACCCCCCTCAGTATAAGCGATGAATTTAGCCGTCGAAAACTCGTTTTTTGCGTTTTGATGGACAAAAACCGTTTGTCCTCTGTCTGTTCCAATGCGCCACTTTTGGAGGTGTTCCATCGAAATACCAAGCCCCAAACAGTACGTATGAAAGTTCGATGTAAGGTTATCTAACCACATTTGAACTTTAGTTTCCTCTACTACATACACTTGTGGTTTCGGCTCAACCTTTGGCACTTCCGAAGGCTTAATAGACCCGTCTGGTTTGTTGTGATGTCCACAATTATTCAAGCGCTCACAGATTCCAAACTCACGTGGCAAGCCTTCGTAATACCTAAAAACACGGGGTTTGCCACAAACAGGACATTCGCCTTTCGGCTTATTTTTCTCAAACTGATAGGATGCTTTTAATTTATTAGTCATTTTTATATGTGGGATTTTAGGTGTAAAGGCTTGGATAACCGCGCCTTTACACCTACTTTTGCAATGCCTAACGGCACAATTTTTAAAAATTCATCACAGCTTGCCGATGCAGTTCTTTACATTGGCTTTTTTTATGCCCCATTAATCATTAATCATTAATCATTAATCATTAATCATTAATCATTAATCATTAATCATTAATCAAGCAACTCTTTAGCGTCATTGATGGCGCTCAAAATGCCCGTTTCTTCCAAAATCTCCGTGTAATCCTCCCTGACCTTTCGCGTTTTTGCCCTAAACCGTTGTGTGGCATCTTGACCCAAATAGTTTTCGATTGTTTCACGCATCAAGATCCGCGCTTGGCGCGGAATGACCACAATGGCATTTGCTTCACATTTTCGAGCGCCGTATTGGTTTTTGTAACTGACCAAATACGGCAAATTGAAATTAGGATGCTTGGCATCATTCAAATCTTTGCCCGAACCCGTAATGAGGTTATCAATCCAGGTTAACCCATTGGATTGAATAAAATCATAGTTCAACCCGAACCTTTCAATTTCCAAATTCACAGGGTCATACCCCTCAGTACCATCGCTCCAAACAATGTCTTTCAAATCTTCAATGTTTTTGCGAAGCGTATCCGAGATTCGTCCACCATCGGGGTCATGGTCGCCGCAATACAGCAACAAACATTTAAGCCCTTGTTCCTCTGCTTTCTTGAATCGGCGGGTATATTCAGCCCGTTGTAGAACAGACTGCCACCCTTTAGCGTTGGCAATCGGAATATGAAATTCACGGCAAACAGGCTCAAAAAGGCTTTTAAGGTCAATCTTTTCGACCACGATTTGAATGTAGTATTCCTCACCTTTCCACCAATCAGGCATAAAGAATTTATGCCCTTCAATGACATCATCAAGGTTAATAGCCAATAATCTGCGAAGGGAAAGGGTAGAAGGCGTTTCCACACCAGAGAATGCCCGTGCATCCTCTTCGGCGATAAAATCAACAGGCAAATAGCCGCGTTTACGGGCATTGTTAATCGCATTTTCGACCTTATCAAATTGGTCTTTATTGATTAACCGCGCCTGTTCCAACTGATAGCACCAACCCCGTGCAGAGATGCGGAAATCGAGTTTTGACTGAATGTCTTGGACATACACAGCAAACTCCTTGAGTTTTTTGTCTGTTAATCGAACGGATAAATCGAACATCGTTTTATAAATTTACTATTTCAAAAAATAATTTTTACCTTTATTTGCTTTAAAAAATATAACTTTGCGTCAGTTTTTTAAAGAAAACTATTTCAAAAACTTCGTTGAGTGCCACGCCCCAAGTGTGGCATTTTTTGTTTGGGGCTAAACTTAGGCAGCTTGAACAACCCTTTTGGTTTCACTCATTTTCTGCTTTGAAATCGCCGTGATAAGTGTGATACCTTGTTGGGTCATCTGATAGAAGTGCATGATTTTAAAGTTTTTAACTATTTCAAAAAAAAGGTACAGTGAATAAAAAAAGCATTAAAAAATCTTTTTCTTCAACAACCAATAAAAATCGGGTGTCATAAACGGCTCTGCCCAAAAAAAGCACTTAAACCCTAAGGCTTGCATGTGTACCATCAATTCCACCGCCGATGGGCGAACCCCCGAAAAGGTCTGAATGATGGACTGAATATCGGGCGTGGTCATAAACCAAATACTGCCATCGTGCGAAAAATCGGCTGTTGGTTCATACTGCTCGGCAATCATCGCAAATACTTTCGTTCCATCGAAGGACACTATTGCCCCGTCGTCTTCGTTGGTCTCCATTTTTTTAGCCGTGTTTTTTCCAAACCGTTTTTTATCCCGTTGTTCTCGGACAGATTGATTGATAATGGACCCGATATTATCAATGGCATTTTGTTCTTTACTCATGAATCCTCCAATTTTTGAGATAAAACAAGCTCCTCTACTGAGGGGGTGTTGATGCGGTCTAAAGTCGCATTGACCGCCGCGAGCACATTCATATTGCGCCATTCGCCCGTTTCGATAAACCGTGAAATGGTCATGCAAGCCGTGTTGTAACTCACCCCTGCGATAACTGCCACATCCTCCGTGTGACCCCAAAGTTGTTTCTTCAACAACAACCGTTTTTGCAACGGCATTTTTTTTACCTGCGAAATACTCTGCATTGACATACTTTTTTAATTTTGCCGTTTGTGAATTTCATTGTGAAAGTCACTGTGAATTTCATTGTGACTTTCATAAGGGCAAATGTAAAATGAATTACTGAACAAGTCCTAATTTTTTTAGATAAATTTTAGTACAAAAAACATAATTTTTATTTAATAATGTATAATAAATTAATTATCAATGAATACTTTACAACAGAAATTAAAACCAATTTTAAAACAGCATGGAATTAAGATGGAAGATTTTGCAGAAAGGCTAAAAATGTCCCGTAACAATCTTTACATCGTGGGAAGGCAGAGCATTGTCGATGGTTCGCTCTTAGATAAAATCGCGGAGGAATTAGAAATTGACAAAAGTTTTTTAGATGAATTTCGCCACCCTTCTGTTCACCAGAGCCAGCAAGCGAACGGCAACGATGGGGCATCGGTTAGCCAGAGCATGGGCAGCCATGCTGCGATGGAAGAAATGAAGGCACTGTATGAGCGGTTGTTAGCCGAAAAAGACGCGCAAATAAATTTTTTAAAGGAGTTACTCAAACAACAGTAGATGACGCATCGTAATCACGGCAAGTTATTAGAAATTGCCTTAATCATCAAAGGCATGAGCAAAGGCAGCTTTTGCGACCTGATGGGCAAAGACAAGAACAATTATCCCAATAATTTCAAGAAAGAAAAACTCAACGAAGGACTATTGCGAGACATCTGTAAGGCATTAGAAATAGACCGTACCTATTTTGATACCGAGCCAAGCAGCATCCTCCACCCAAAGCCGAGAGACGGCAATACAGATTTAAAAGATTTGTACGAACGCCTCTTATCTGAAAAAGACGAACGGCTCAAAGAAAAAGAAGATAGACTTCAAAGCCTGATAGAAAAAGGGCGATAATTATTCAAATATGTGTGAATAATATCAATTGTACGATTATTCAGACAGTAAAATAGTTTGTCAAAAGTGCGCTTTTTGTTGTGACTTTCACAATTTAGAGGAAAAGTAAGGTATTGATAGTCAATTAGTTATGTGATTTTGGTTTGGGGATTTGCTCCGTTATCCTCCACAAACCTACACATAACTAATTGATTTTTAATCATTTACTATTTTCTCGTTTCTAAAGTGCGTCAAAACAGCGCCAAGAAATTGCAAGAAAATGGATAAAAAAAATTTGCCTAAAACGAACGTTTTGGCGTCCTACACAGCCTACAAAGAGGCTAAACTTATCAAAGCTGATAGATGGCATATCGAATTTTGGCAGGGAGCATCAGAGAAAATGATACGATACCGCCCTACATTTGACATCAATCGCATTGAGTCCAAAAAAGAACGTAAAAATAGTGCCGATGAAATTATCGAATATCTTAACGAGATGTTGGGTAAAGGTATCCCTGCGAATGTGATTATTGCAGATATTAAAAAGCATGGACGGGGACGCATTAAATTTGCTTCTGACCCTTATCCGCTTTTTAGAACGCCGCTTAAAGTGGCGTTTCAGTCTATTATTGACCTTAAATGTCAGACCGACAATAAAAATTCTAAAAAATCTTATAGGTATATGCTCAATAGTTTTAGTAAGTACATGATTACTAAAAATATTGAGACGCTTTCGGTATCTGAAATGTCAAAACGGGAGGCAATTGCTTTTATGGATACAATTGTTATGAAAGGTCATTCTAACACCACTTATAATAATAATTTGCTGTGTATGAATATTATTTGGGGAGAATTGATACGGCGTGAATACACGGATAAAAATCCTTTTAAGGATATTAAATACAAAAAGAAGTCGCCAAAATTACGGCGAAATTTGACCGAAAAGGAGCGTAAAGACATTGCTCAATATTGTAACGATAATGATAAATGGTTATTTAGGGCAATTGTCCTTCAATATTATATGCTGATTCGCCCTTCGGAATTGGCAAGGCTTCGGTTTAAGGACTTTGATTGTCAGTCAGGTACAATTCGATTATCAGCCGATATTACTAAAAATGGTAAAGCGGCTGTTTTAACTATTCCTTCTATTGCTTTAAAATATCTTCTTGATGGGGATGATTTTATCACTTATCCAACAAACTATTTGGTATTTGGTGATAAGTTTGTACCAAATGCGATTAAACCTGTTGCTGAAAATTGGTTTAATAATCGGCATAGAGCCGTTTTAGATAAGTTGAAAGCAGAGGGTATTTTGGGTGATACGACGGGAATTTCTTTCTATTCTTGGAAGGATACAGGTATTACGGATTTTGCCAATGACCCCTCAGTATCTATCTTTAAAACGTCGCTTCATGCACGGCATTCCGACCCGAAAATAACACTTATTTATTACCATGATTCGATGATTACACCCGAAATTAGGCAATATCAAAAGCGTATTTTATAAATATACAAATGCCCCTCTGTTCATTCAGTGGGGCATTTTTTTCGTTTTTATACTGAGGGGTGTCCGATAGCTTTGTCCTATTTTCCACATTTTATTTTTTTTAGAACATGGCATCAACGCTCAATAAAGACGAAATACAACTGTCCATCACCGTCAAAGCGGCTGATGCTCAAAAAGAATTGCTCACCCTCCAAAAAGAGGCGCAAAAATTAGCAGAGGAATTTGTTAAAGCTGGAAAAGGCTCGGAGGAATTGACAAAAGATGAACGGTATAGAGCTATCATTCAAAAGTCAAATGAGTTGTACGATGCCTTGAAAAAGAACAATTCCGACTTACTGAAAGATAGTAAGGTGACATCGGATGCGTCTATTCAAATTATATGGCAAAAGTTTGGCGAAGAATCGGCAAGTATTCGGGAGTTAGAAAAACTCCGTCGTCATGCCCGTGCGAAGGCACAAGGCACAGGCGAAAAGGACGATATGTTTGAAGAAAACATGATGAATTTGGCAAAAGTCGAAGCGCGACTTGCCAAAATGCGTGATGAAATGGCACAAGTCAAAAAGGAGATGAAGCTGGACGGGAGCATCTTTAAAGATGCGGCTGTTATCGGCTCGGCAAGTCTTAATCAGTTGACCAATTCGGCAGAGGCATTGGATGCCAAATTGAAGCGATTGCCTCCCGATACCTTAGAATTTATCCAAACGAGCCAACAATTAGCCTTGGTTAAAGACCGTATGGATGAAATAAATAAGGCAACTGAACCGACAAAAGATTCCCTTTTAGATTTCAAACAAATACTCAATACTGCTATTGGGGTTAACGCTTTTGATGCTGTAAAACAAGGAATTGACGCGGCTGTTGACGCCGTAGTTGACTACGGTAAAGCACTTTCTGAACTTGAAGCCATTACGAATGTAAGTGGCGATGGGTTAAAGGATTTGGCAAGCCGAGCCGATGAATTGACAAGTATTACTATTGGTAGTGGACAGGTTATTACCAATACGTCAACGGATATGCTCAAAGCCTTCAAACTCGTCGGCTCTGCCAAGCCCGAACTGTTGGGCAATGCGGAGGCTCTGCAAGCGATGACGAAAGAAGCCATTGTTTTTGCCCAAGCATCGGGCATGGAATTGCCTAAGTCGGTGGAGGTTTTGTCCACCGTTTTAGACCAATTCAGTGCGGATGCAAGTGAGACAACGCGGTATATGAACGCGATGGCAGCGGGCGCAAAGGAGGGCACCGTAGAAATTGAAGATACATCGGATGCCATTCAGAAGTTTGGTGCTGTGAGTAAAACGGCAAATATTACGATTGAAGAATCCGTGGCGTTAGTGCAAACTTTGAGCAAAACATTTAAGACAGGTGAAGAAACGGGAACGGCATTAAAAACGATGTTGTTAAAAATCCAAGCGCCCGAAATGTTGAGTAAAGACGCGGTGGCATCGCTTGCCAAATACCACGTAAATCTTGAAAAAATTAAAGATACCACCATACCATTGTCTGAACGGCTCAAAGAATTGAAGCCATTAGCCAATGATTTGGGGGCTTTAAAAGCTGTTTTTGAAGAGGCAAACGTACCCGCCGCAAGCAAACTTTTGAACAGCGTAGATAATTTTACAAACCTTACCAAAGCCGTAACCGGGACAAATGAGGCATACCGTCAAGCTGCCGTTATGTCTAACAATTTAGGCAATGACATTGATAACTTAAAAGATTCTGCAAAGGGTTTGTTTGGGCAAATAGCAAAGTCGGGTGAACCGATTATGCGGCAAATCACACAGGCTTTTACAGGCTTTTTGAAGTCTGTAAAAGCGAATTGGGATACCATTGTGGGTTATTCGCAAGCCATATTAATTGCCGTTACAAGCGTATCGGCTTACTACGGAACGGTTAAATTAATACCAATAGTTTTAGATTTATGGGCTAAACGACAAGTTGTTTTAACAGCCGTTACGACTGCCTATAATTACATCGTTGATATTTTAACGGGTAAAATAACCTTGGCAACGGTGGCGCAACAAGCCTTTAATTTAGTAACAAAACTAAATCCTATCGGCTTGGTCATTTCTGCCGTAACCGCTGCTGTGGGCGTGTGGGCCATGTATAGCCAAAGCGTAAGTGAGGCGGTTATGTCTCAAAAAATGATAAATGACCTGAATGCCACAGCGTCAAAAAACATTGCTTCTCAAAAAATTGAATTGGAACAACTTTTAACCGTTGCGAGGGATGATAAAAGAAGTAAAGAAGACCGTTTGGAAGCTGTTAAAAAGCTAAACGAGTTGTCCCATCAGTATTTAGGTAATTTAACATTAGAAAAAATCAATACGGATGAAGCCACAAAAGCCGCGGACAAATATGTATCAAGCCTTGAAAAACGAGCAAAATCCGAGGCTGCTTTCCAAAAAAGAACCGAACTTGAAAAGGATTTGATTGATTTAAAATCGGGTCAAACGGACATGACGGCTTCATTTGGGCAGCAAACGCTGAATTACATTAAGTCGGGAGGCAATGCGATGGTGGCAGAGGCTAACAATGCCATGACTTACGTGGAGAATTATAAAGAGAAATTGGGCGATACTGAAAAACGGATTGAATCGCTCAATAAATACATATCTTCCAATCAAATTGAGATGGTAAATACTGCCGAGAAAATATCTCAAGTTGATAAGAAAGCGATTCAAGACAAAGATGAGCATAAGAAAAAGATAGAAATGCTGTCGGGTTCAGTGGGATTTTTGCGGCAACAATACAGCGAATTGGGTAAGCAACTTGAAGCTACGCCAATTACGCAACAGGAAAAATTGCTAAAACTTCTAAATGAACAAAAAGTAGCCTCCGAAGCCCTTGCCAAGGCAGAGGCGATACTTTTTAAATTGCGCGAAGAGTCATTGCCTCAAACATTGGTATTGTTGAACGAACAATACCAACAGTTAAATAAACTTATTGACGCTACACCGCTTACCAAACAGGCGCAATTACAAGATTTGTTTACAAAACAATTGGAGGTTATTAGAAAAATAAATGATGAAGAGGAAAAACGGAACGCTCTCCAAAAGGAGGCTTTTGGTCGCACATCGGAGGTTACAGAGATTAAACGTATCAATGTTTTAGACGTAGAAAAAAAGCGAGTTGGCAATAAAACTGTCAATACAGACGGCAAGGCTAAGGAAATAAAAAGTACAACCGAAGCACCAAGTAAGGATGATGAATTGGCTGAAAAATTAGCTCGGTTTCAAGTTGATAATAAAATTCATAATGCTGATTATAAAAAAGAGTTACGTAAAAAAGACTTAGAAGACCAACGCCAATACCTTGAAGCGGGTATTGAATTGGCGAGAACTGCTGCAAATACCATTTTTCAGATTGCCAATCAGCGTTATGAACGGGAAAAAAATGTATCATTGAAAGCCTTAGACAAAGAATATAAGGCTAAAATGGATGCAGCCAAGAATAATACGAAGCTAAAAAGTAAACTTGAAAAAGAGTATGAAGCTAAGAAGGAACTGATTGAAAAAGAGGCATTTGAGCGCAATAAAAGAATGTCAATAGCCCAAGCCATATTGAACGGCGCATTGGCAGCAACTGCCGTTTTCGTTGTTCCCGATTTTACTTTTGGTATTAAAACAGCCATTCAATTAGGTTTGATTGCCGCCAATACGATAGCTCAAATAGCGGTTATCAATTCTCAAAAGTTTGCCAAAGGTGGTATCACGCAAGGCGCAAGCCACTCGGATGGTGGAATTAAGATGGTAGATTCAAAAACAGGAGGCATTGTTGGCGAAATGGAAGGCGGTGAGCCTTACATGATTTTGTCTGATAATACCTATCGGAACAATAAAGCGGTGATTGATGCTTTATTGAATTCGTCTATCAATGAAGGGGGCAAGAAGATTTATGCCGATGGTGGTGTATTTTCGGGTTCGGTTACGACACCCAATTTTAACCGCGATATACTGAGGGGTGCTTCGCCAACGGTTAATATTGATTTGCAAATGCTTATCAATAAAATGGATGAACTGACTCAAGCCGTGAAAGAAGAAAAAACGCGACCTGCGGAATTGTCCTTTCAACATTTAGAAGATACACAGGATTTGGTATCAACGATACGGCGTAGGGCTGCTAATAAATAAGTAGCCCCCTCAGTATAAAACGAGAAATGCCTCATCATTGCAATGGTGAGGCATTTTTTTAATCATCAATTTGTTTTAGTAATTGTTTTAGTTCGTCATCTGAAATGTCTTCACGCTCTGACTTATCATAGATAGTGAGTAAATAAATGGTGTCTCGTTCGATTTTCACACAAGTAATAATACGTGAACCACCACTTTTGCCTTTGCCTTTTGAAGTGATTGCCATGCGGACTTTGTAGCAACTTTGTCCAATAGATTCGCCTTCATGTGGGTTTTCAAGAACCTCTGCCATTTTTGCGGCTAAATCAGACCTGAATGACGGGAATTTTTTATTCAAATGCTTAGTCTCGCGGATAAATTTTCGAGTTGGTTGCAGCCTCATGCGTAAACCGCCTCCTCCTCTAATTCTTTCATCATATCCTCAAACGACGGCAATTCGATTTCTCCACGAATATGGGCGTTCATTTCGTTAATGGATTCTTGAAGCCCTGCCAAAAATTCGGCTTTGGTTGGCACACACTCGGCATCGTCGTTGGGCAATGGTTTGGGCGCAAATGACTGAACAGCCGCTTGCGCCTAAAGGTAAAAGTAAACGTGAAGATGCTTTTATTAAAAAGGTATTGTCTTGGGAAGAAACGATTAAAACCTTGTTGAGTAAATGGAATATTGAACAGGCTTGGCAATTTATTAATCTTTTGCCATTGATGGACACGCCGATAAAGAGCGTTGCTTATCATCAAGGTTTTCTTGATTTTACGGACTATTTTATTTTGCGTAGAGATATAGAAAACTGTCCTGATGGTGAGTTATGCAACCTAACTATGTTACATACTGAATTTCAAAAACAAATAGAAAATAATAAATACTTTAAATCTTATTAAAACTCATGGATGAATTTATAAAAAAAATAGTAAATGTAACAATAAGTGAATTAAATCCCGACCCCCTCAGTATTTTCTATCAAAAACGGGTAGTGATTACAGGCACATTGGTACAATTAGACAGGGCTGATGCAGAGCGCATACTAAAACAGATTGGCGCAATAGTTACCAAAGCCGTTAGTTCTAAAACAGATATTTTGGTGGTTGGTCGTCAAGACGCTTATAAATTGGTAGGTCCAGTCAGTAGTAAAGAAAAGGCTGCATCAGACTTTAACGCTAAAGGGGCAAATATCAAAATCATGTATGAAGATGAGGACGAATTTTATCATCATATTGCCTTGAGCGTTGAAGGCTTTTAGGTTTAAAATCATTAAAAAAATTTACCCCCTCAGTATCTCATACTGAGGGGGTAATTTTTTTAGTTCCACCGCTCCATAATTTTCTCCAAGACAAAGGCAAATAGGAAAATAACAGCGATAACAGCAATACCGCCATAGAAAGGCAATAAAACCCACCACCATGACCAATCAATGTAATAGGTCAATTTCAAAGTGATGAATAGCAAGCCGAGATACCCAAAGAAACTAATTCCGTTTTCTGATTTGTATTGTGCCATTTTTCAAGCAATTTTAAAGAGTTTATACTTGTTTTTTAACGTACTTAGGGTCATTGAGTGCAAGTAAATTGGCACTTTGACGGTCTTTAAATTCTTTGATTCTACCTGTCAAATCGGCAATAAACTTGGCGATGGAAACGACCATACCTAAGAAATTCTTTTGTTTAAAGTCATTGACAATTTCTACAATGTCCGTCACGAGGGCATCACAGTCTCGAACTGTGCCTTCCATTTTTTTAAAATTAGCTGCTGAAAATAGCATGATTAGATGAATTTAATAGATGAATAAATAAAATATGCTTATCATGAATAGATACTAATCTTTTGAGTACCAATCGTTTGCAAACATATCTTCTTGTGTTGGTGTCCACCCATTTACAACGTTATTTGATTCATCTTTCAAACAAAGATAACTATTAAAGGCTATGTCTGTTTTTAATGCAATCAAGAACTCTTTTGTACTATTAGGTAGAGATTTAAAATTAGGTAAAAAACCTTTAGCAAGCCTATCTGATGGACGTTGAAATACAAATACATTGTCCTTCCAATCATAACGAGCGATACGAAAACCAATTTTAGCAAATTCAATTGCTTCACCATAATTCAATAACGGCATAATATAAAATTTTAAATGTTTAAAAAAATAATTACAGATGTGAAAATGTTTTAAGTAGTGCCTCACAACGCTGATGAAAAGCTACTTTTGGGGGATAATCTGCCCATTTGATAGAGAGATTCTCACGGTCATATAGAAAAGTTGTCTCGGTGTATTCAGCCGTTAAACGTTCTTGAATACGGTCGAATAGGCTTTGAGCCGCCGATAAATTCGGACGGTGGCTTGTTGAGATATTGATAATTTGACCATGATTGAATAAGTCTTGAATCAATTTGTCTGCCCGTCTGGTTGCCTCGCCTGTTTTAAATAGTCGGAGTTGGTTGATTTGAGAACTTTTTATCTCAATATCAAAATTGGACTCCATAATAAAATCCAATTCCCGATTTAAGGATTCGTAAAAACTTGGTATATCAGTCATGGGATTTAGAATTTTAATGCCCTCATACGGGCTTTTTTTACGCCTTTATCTGTCCATGACACGGACATTTTTTCGGGCAAAATATTTTGTTGGTTAACACGGTATTTAGCCGTCATATCGAACGCTGATAGTTTTGCGGCATCAAGACCCAATTCAAGATTTAAGGCTTTGGCATTGTCCACTATATCAAGCCAGGACTTATAGTTTTGCTGATAGATATTTTCTAACAACATGCCTTTTTGACCAACCGCGCCATTGTTTGCCGACATGGTATTGTAAATATCGCTTGAACCAAGAGGGTAGAGTTGTGCATCAAAATTGGGCTGTAAACCCCGATAAAAAAGCAAGCGCAAACCATACTCGTTTTTAGCCCCAATACCAAACTGTTCCTCTGGACTATTGCCTTTTTGCAGTGCAGACGGCAATAGTCCAAAGTCTTTGATGTCGAGAATTTCATTAATGGCAGGCACGTGTTTTCGCATAACCAAAGTGCCAATATCCGTTTGTATGACTTCTTTTCCTTGCCCAGTGATATACTGAGGGGCATACCCTACATCGTCGGTTTTTACAAAGTCTAACTTGAATGTGCCGACTGATGTAGCGCGATACCACGCATTGTAGTAGATAACAAATTGCGTTTGGTTGGCAACTGTAGAGGTTGGTAAATTCCCCCGATAGGGAACGGGATTAAAAGTTTCGCCTTTGCGAAGGACATTTTTTTCCAATTCTTTCCATAATTCGTCAGACGTATCTACACCCATTTGAAATTTATACCCATTGGCAGCTTGGCTACGGAACGGCTCTACTGAGGGGTATCGTTCGGCAATATTTGACATATCGTATTTGACAGATTGGTTTAAAAATGATTCTTTAAAATCAATTTCTAAATTATTCTCTGTGATTTGGATAGACAAATTAAACTGGCGCATCAAACCATTTAAAAGGCTTGCAATCGTGATGTCTGGAACATGATTGGCAACATCAATAGTCGTTTTAAAAGTATTGGCAAAATAGCCTCCGTTTATGTCTTCGGTAATAGCATCAACGGCAAACGTATTGTAAACAACGAGGGTTTTAATCTCGCTATTATGGGCGAAAGAACCCGATAACGTTTTGCCAAAAGTAGCCGCTACTTGTTTTAAGACATAAACAAGATATGGGAACGGCACAAGCGTATTTCGATTGGGGTCATAAGGCGAATTGCCACTACTATTCGCATCGAGTAAAGGATTGTTTATAAATGTTTGATTTAGAACACTCCAATTATTAACAATGCCTAAAAAATTACCTGACTGGTCGTAGAAATTTGGATTATAAACAGGGAAAAAGACATAATCCGCTTGGTCAACCGACTTTGTAACCGTCCAATTTGCATGGGTCAACATGTCGCCGACGGGACGGATGCCACCTAAATTGATTGTCCGCAAACTTTTCTCTAAAATATCTGCATCCCACGCATTTTTTAAAATGGATATAGAAAACGCTTTTTCAGTGGCTTTTAAGACATGGATTTGCCCCCTCAGTATATCCGTCGAATCTCGTAATATACAGGGTATTTCTACAAATTTCGCACTGCTATCAGGACGGTTTAAATACTTGAAAAACTGACGATTGCGAATTGTATTTGGCAATTCAACCGGGTAAGAATACGCCTCAGCCTCCACACTTGTTTTGAACAAAGGTGAAGTAAATTCAAAATTGAAAGCTGTGCCTTGATTTAGGTCCAACTGTATGCCATTAGCGATTAACTTCATTCTTGAAAAGCGTAAGCGTACTCAAATTCAATTCTATGAATATCCTCCCGTAGAAAAATAGGAGGGATATTATCCGTTTTTACAATCACCCGTAATCGGCGACCATCGGGCATAAGTTGCCATACATTCTCTGATTCTAAAAATTCTTGTTGTATCCAAAGTATATGCGCCGTGTCGAGCCATCCCGTTCCAATTTTAAACATTGGCATTGTTTCCTTTCTAAAAATGCTCACATTTCCATTAGGCGACCATACGCCGTTGACGTTTGTAACGCTTAATTCTTGCTCAATTTTACCGCCCCTTTGCACCCCCTCAGTACAAACAAGGGTATCGAAGCCACCCAACGTATTTTCAAAAATAAAAATAGTCGGCTGCTCTGAACAGGTGTAAGGCACTTGGTAGGTTTGCTTTTGTGGAAACGCAAAAATGCTTGACTGCCCTAAAAAATCTACGAAATTACATTTTATGCGTACTGTCCATGACTGAATTTTTAACGCGCCATTTGTGATATTGAGCGCATTGAATCCACAAGGCAAAACATATAGATGACGGCTTTGAAGTGCAGGCACGTTTTGAATATGCGTTGTTTTAGTGCCATTTTGCCATGTGGCTTCGGTCTCAATAAAAACGCCGTTAATCGTTTCATGTGCTAAGACATGTAGATACTCTTGGGCAGTTGGCACAGATAATTTAACAGACGGTTGTTGTGTTAAAAGGCGTAAACTGTTAATAATATCACTAAAAGGATGCGTTAAAAAATCAGATGGACAATTATACCATTGAATGCCCCCCCTCAGTAAAAAGTATTTTGGTGTCTCAAAAATATGTCTTCCCTTGCCGTTTCGCTTATCTGTGAAACGAATAAAAAACTGTTGAATCGGTATATTTGTCCAAGTTGCAACCGTTGGTGGCTGTGGCGAAAAGGTATCATTTAAAAATTCTTCAATGTATAAACTTGCAGTAAATGGGGTTTTATCCGTTGGCTGTATTTCGATGTCTGCAATGGATTCAAAAGTAGATGTACCAACAAATACTTTTGCAATAATGAAGTAATCGGCAAGTGGCATTGGGATAACGCCTTGCTGATTTTGAATAGTGGTATTTGGAATATTGGTAGTAATAGTTAAATTATCGCATGGCTCACCACTCATGTTAAACGTCAATAAATTGCCCAAGATAGGTGTATATTGAATGCTCATGGCATGTCGAACCTCCCAATTACGGCTTAGAAAATCGGCTAACAGTTGTACGAATAGCGGCTGATTGCTGTATGCTTCAAATTCGTTATTTGTATTATTGGCATCTACACTATCCACCGCATCAAATTGAATTTCGTTAGTATTCCATTTGATATTGATGTACGAACCAACAACAATATCCGACAGATTAGCAAAAGCCAACTGTGTATTTGCCTGTTTGCCTCGCGCCTCAATTTGCCAAATCGAAGCCGCTTGTACCTCCAACGTAATAGGATTTTTAGAAAAATTAATGGCGTTGGGCTGTTTGATGATAGAGAGCATTTATGAGCAAATATTGAGGTTAACAAATCCGATTTTTTCTAAATTGATTTCAGCACGGTAGCCGTAATCATTATCAACGAACCATGAGTTTATTGGCTCAATGGGTGTATTGTCAAGCTGAACGTAGAAGCCCATTTGTAGGCTGTCTTTTTGAAGTTGCCCAAGTATGCGTAAGATGGTCAGATACGCTTGCTGGCGAATGATGCGCTGTTGGGCGTAGTCACCTACTTCTGAATTATACAAAATAGAGACACCAAAGCGTGTCGAACCCGTTTGATTTGATTTGAAATTTTGACCCAAGACAAAACTTGGTATTTCGACAAACAGACAGGGGTACGTTAATTCACTTCGACTTTGTTCTATTAATCGGCGTGAATCTCCTTCAATAAAACTAATGATTACAAGCCCTGCAAATTGCGCGTTTGTGGCTGAATCCGTCACCATTTTTTCAAAATAGGCGGTTATGGCTTCGGGTGAATTCATCATTTCGACTCATATTTTAATTCTTGTAAATCGTAGTATTTATTGGTCAGATAATGGAGAATGGTGTACAGATTTTGGTAACACACATCTTCATACTTTCCAAAAGTGCCTTCTTCAGATAAATCAAAAATGATTTTAAACCACGCGTAATCAATTGGACGCTGATAGGTTTTTGCACCGTTTTCTTTTAGGGGCTTTTTGAACAAAACCGAAAACTGTTCAGACAACGCTTTCTTACAGCCCAAGAAATAGAGCAAAAAATAGGCTTTATACTGAGGGGGTGCTAAAGCAAATATTTTAGCCCTTTTTTCAATCGCCGACTCGTTGAATTTTTCGCGTACATCACCGTTATCACTTTCCAATTTAGCAGGTCGGCAAAGTACCGCCATGATAGAATTGAGCATTTCGGGCTGTGCTTTTTCTGATTTGTAGTTCCCCTGTGCCAACATGGCATCAAAATAATCACAAGCAAAGGCAAATTCTGCAATACAGAGCGTCGTAAAACGGTGTGCAGGGAAGAAATACGGCACATTGTCAATAGAAAACGATTCAACAATTGGCTCAACAAGGTTTGTTTTCCATAGAAATTCAATCCTTTTTAGCTGAATCAATACCTTATCGGGTGTCATTTTGACATATTTTGGTACATCTTCGGGTGCAATAAGCACCTCAAAGACTTTCATCTTATTAGAAATACTCATTTCCTGTAAGATGTACGGTGCAGCCGCAAACGCTTGGGCTTCTGTCAATTGATACCACGATTTAGGGAGTTTCATTCACTTAATGCCGCTTTAAAAGAGATTGAATAACGAATGTATTGCGGTCAATGGCTTCGCGCATTTTGGCGTTATCGTTTTGATAATTACGGATAACATCGCTCTGCAAATCCTTTAATTCACCGCGCAATTCCTTGTTTTCGGTATAAAAATACCAGACTGCAATACCTAAAAGGAGAAAAGAAATACCCTGTCTTTTTAGGATTTCAAATAATTTTTCAGAGAACATGAGTGCATGGGCTTCAAACCCAAAAATCGGGTTTGTTAGAGTTAACAAATGTTGATATGGTTTGGGGGGCTTCTGCTTCTTTCTGAGGTTTATAAAATTCTTGGAGTTGGGTATAAAACAACAAGGCATTTTCTTTGACAGCACTTAATAAAATAGCTTTGTCCTTGTCGGTTGGTACACCATATTTTGTCGTGCCATCTTGAATAATGGGGACACTGATAGCCATACCTTCCATGCGAATATTGCCAAATGGTAAAGATTCAAAAAGGGCATACCACGCCGTTACTTTTCTAATTTGGTCAATCGCCGTTTGTTGTTCAGCATTGATGTTATTAGTTTTAATAGCCGCTTTTAAAACTTCAATCGTAACCTTTGGCACAATTGGCAGGATGTACTTTTCCTCAGATAATTGCAAATATGGTCGAAGAGCCATGTAAGCCCTAATTGAATCCTGTGTATTTATATACCTTCCTAATTCGCTGTTATTGCGAATAAATAAGCTATTGTATTCCGAATAAGCCCTACTGTTTACCCACTTTGGATACTTTGCTTTATTGTCCTGTAAGAACGACAAAAGCAATTCCGAAGCCGTAGAAATGCCCTCTAAATACCCTGACCTTGCCCCGTTATACGCCCATTGTTGAGACGGCAAACTCGTATCATTAGCGGCTTTATTTTGCTGTATGCCCATGTCACCCTCTGTAACATTTAGGCTTGGATAAACAATATACATAGCAGCCTTTGCAACAACCTTACGGGCTTTTTTCAATAACAAACCCAAATCCTTAGCCTGTGCGATGAAAACCGCTTCGTCAAACGCTGTGGGCAATTCTTCATTATTTGGGTCAACAAGCCGTAACAAATCAAGATATTGAGGGGGTGCTATCAGTGGCAATAAAAATCGCTCTTCTGCTTCGCCAATGGAATCAGTAAGGGTTTTAAACGACATGTTTTTTTGGACCGTCGTGTATTCTTTAAATTGCTCAATTGTTTGAAATAGCATCTTAATTCATAATTGATTGTGTACCCGTTGGGTTTACGTCCAGTGTCGTTGGTTGAATATTCTCAAACCCAAACTCCACGTTTTTGTCCCAACCATTAACTTTTTTAGCTTCGTATAGCAGTTCTAATAAAATACGGCGAATGTTAGGCGTCTTCAAAGCCACGTAAATATCATGAGCAATTCGTTGCTCCGAAGCATTGCCCAGCTTACCTGGTAATTGCACCCCTGCGATTGATGGATGCATACTATGCGCCGATGTCATTGCTAAATTAGATTGTTCAAAAAGCTGCGTGAAGGCTTCGTCATGTAACGCCGCGTCAATTGGCACTATATCCCAATCAACTGCCTCTACACCCATTTGGGTTTTGAATGAGACGAACGCTTTACCTACGTTTTCAGCGCCTGATAACCATTTGTTCATTTCATTGCGTAAATCCACCTTTTTTTGTTCCCGTAACTCTGGAGGAAACTTGTCGAAATACGCCAACGGTATCTTGATATGATACTTAATATGGTAGCCGTTTTTGATACCCGCTAAATGCCAAACAGGAATCGTATTGGCAAGCATAATCCATGTTTTAGCCCCATACCAACTTGGCAAAGAATAATATGGAAACCCTGCCATATATTCTTTGCCATGCCAAACGGCATGAGGTTGCGACTTTTTAGGCTCTGCACGGTTATAAGATTTTAGCCGTGTAACATTACCTTCTTTGGGTTTATCGGCATCCCAACGGGGTAACGTCCATTCATCACAAACGAAATAAGCTGGAATTTCTCCAGATTCCATCTTTGCAGCGCGAACCGTAGTGGCATCAAGATGATAGATTTTATCAATACCTATCTTTCTTCCCTGCCCTTTATACGTAAGCCCTGCAAAGAAATTACCAAACCAAAGCAAGTCCTTACACAATTGCCCAAAGACAATATCAATTCGGTTTGCTTCTAAAAAATCGGCTATTGCGGTATATTTTTTCGGGTCTAACAAATGCTTTTCAATCTTCCCATCTGTGAATTTACTCTCATAAAGTTTTACACCGCTACCGATGATAAAATCTCTTTTAGTATCCAACAAAGGAGGATTGATATTATTTTGGGTTAAAAGTCTTACAATATTGTCGGGTTCTAAATTCTTACTTGTTGAATACCATGGGACCCATTCTGTTGATATGGTTTTATCCTTACCGTTGTCAGATGTTAGTCTGTCGGTATTGATAGAAAACTCTAAAACAGATTGGCTATCATAGAGAAAAAATACATCGAAACCCGCTTGATTATTGTCCATTATTCTAAAACTTTCATACCGTTAAACTCTAAAATACCATCTATTATGATGGTTCTTGGATGCTTTGCGTCGTGGTCAAATATTAGCCGCGCACCCTTTGATTTTAAGTTATAGCCAAAATTTGACTTGATACCCTCTTTGCCACTTTTCCAGCCTTTACTCGCCTCTGCTATATGTAGCAAAGAGCCGTCTTTTTGAGCGTAAAGGAGAGAGAATTTCTTTTCTTCTCCATTTGCCTCATAAGTGTCCATTTCTGCAAGGACTTGACGTAGATGTATTGGCATTATTGACGATTGTTAATTTAAGTGCAAAGTTCTACATAGCCCCTTTAGTAGGAAACGAAAGAACTGCCCTACTAAAAAAGGGCTATTATTATGTTTTTAATCCTAAAAAATTGATTTTCAATGTATTATGATACAAAAACCAAATTTCATTCTTTTAAAATGCACTAACGAGCGT